AAAACTAAAGTTTGTATAAGGATCAGCTTCGGCAACATATCTTGTTAGACTTTTACAATCTCCGCCTGGATTTGGATCATCGCCAACAACTTTAGTTGATCCTGGAGTATGGGGGATCGACCCCATGATAATTGGTTTTTGTTTATCGTTATCTAAGTAAAAACCAAGTACCCAAGAACCAGTAGCTAAATTAGATGATGCTCCTGTATCTCCATTATCAGAATATGGAGTAGTCACAGGCATCATAATGGGAGCCCATGGCAAAGAAGCAGTAGGAACAACACTACAATCTCTAAGATGCTCACCTACAATTCTTATTTGAACTCTTCCGCCCTTTTTAGGGTCATTGGTATTTTCTACCTGTCCAATCCACCAGGAAAACCCATCGCTTCCTATCTTATTGATTGGAAATAATGATGATAATACTGGATCCATTTATAAAATGCCTTTTAAATATTTATTGTACATTTGATGGAGTATCTTGTACTCCATAAGTATCACGTATGACTGTCAAAAATGTTGCTGCTTGCTTTTTCTTTGGGGCAAATGCATGATTAACTTCTGAAATTAAATATGTTCCGCTGTGCTCTGGATCATATTCATTATCAGCTGATCTGTTTTGTGAAGGAACTTGATTGGGAATGAATACATTTATTGTGTCACCCACTTTTAAAGCAGGCGTTCCTGGAATAGTAAGAATTAATTTTTGATTAATTGCGGTATGAGATCTAGCAATTGTCTGCATGATATAATGTTTTTGAAAGTCTGGGTACTGAGACGTTCCAGATCCACCATCACTTGCATCTGGAGAACCAATTGTTGCTTCATCATTCCAAGTTTCATGATCTGTAAGAACACTCATTACTCGTGTAGGATATTGTGATAGTTCTCTTTGACCTGAAGGAAGAACAGATTGACTGCCGAGATGAGTAAGTTGATCATATGCATCTGCTAAAGAATATGTGCTTTCCTCATATTTTCCTGTGCTAAAATCATATGTACAAAGAACCGAAGAGAATGCTCCCATTCTTAACTTAGAAAGAATATCTATCTCCTGTGGAAATTCTATATCAAATATTCTGTTTATCTCTTCAACAGAAGATCCAGCTGGTGCCAAATAAAATGATTGAACAGGTTCGTTTTCGTCAACAGAAAATAAAGTCTCTAGAGATTTAAAATGGTAACCAGTTCTGTTTTCATAGAATGCATATCCTGCAGTTCCTTGAACTTTGCTGTATGTTGATGCGCTAGTTCTTCCTAAATCTGATGTTCCAGTTGCAGGTGCAGATGTTGTTCTAGATGAAGTCGTTGCTTCTGAGGTTGACTGACCATAAACAGCCCTAGACTTTACAAAATCTATCACTGAGAAAGGAGATTTTTTTGCAATATTAAATTTAACTTTGAACAAACTTCTATCATAAAAAAATTCTTTCTCAGAACTTAATTTTTCTAGCATCTGAGATACTAATTCTTCTGGTTTACCTGCTATTGTTTGAGCTAATTTAATACTTTCATTTACTAATGCTTCTAAAGATATTAAACCTAGTGTATATGTTTGAAATCTTTGACCTTCAAATCTGTTTTGTATTTTATTTACTCGCATTTCATATTCATAATCTTGATCATCTGTTGCTTTAAAGGAAAGTACAATCTTTTCAAATCCTTGAATTGGGTAAGACGATATTATATTGCTTCCAGAATCTGCTAACTGCAACTTAGCATGTGTCATCGGTTGATTAATATCTTCAAAGTAATCAAACCTCTGTACGAGATCAGTAATATCTAGAGTATTTTCTCCTTTAGCATTAGAGATAGTACATGATAGCAACTGAGCACTAGTTGCGTATGGAAAATTTGCCATGATTATCCGATTGCTTTATTGGGGTAAAAATCTCTGTACGAACGATCAGGAACTCCTCTATCAATTGCAAGATTATCTGCACCAGGAGGTGTAGAAGTATCTGTCACAGGAGATCCATTAGTATTTAACATTGCAATAGCAGTAGATCCGTTTCCAGTTTTTGCATCTGGTTTTAACATCTCTGCTCTTGCAGAAGCAGTCTCTGGATTTTTCTCTGGTTTTGGAGTAGGAGGATTTATAGATGGCAATCCTTTCTTCTCAAGGAGTTCTGTAATTTTTTGTCTCACAGCTTGACTAGACCCAGAGAAAATTAATGTCTTTCCATCTCGTGTACTAATTAATTTGTCAACTTGTTTTCCAAACAAATCTTTTCCTCTCACATAAGATACTCCCAACTCTGGTATCTGGAATGATGTCCCATCTCCAGGCTTAGAAGAAGACAAGAATTTTTTAAGACTTTCTACTCTTGCTTCAGTTTTAGCTGGATCAATTCCTGCAGAAGGCGGTGGAGCAGCAGGAGATGCTGCAATTTGTTGATATTTTTTTAGTTTTGCTTCATATCTTTTTGCTGCGTGAGGAGTGTGAACATTTGGTTGACTACCACCAGGAAGAGAAGGCCATCCAGAATCTTTAGCAAGTTTTGGAAAAATATGTGATTCTAATTTTCCTTCCTTTAAATGACGAACCATGGTTGCTTCAGTTTGTCCATAAAGACCTACCATAAAAGTTCTCATAATTTTTGTTTGATTTTCCATGCTAAATTTATCTTTTGATGTATCAAGACCTGCTTTTTCTGCTCTTTCTTTTAAGTATTGTGGCATGAATTGATATGCACCAAGAGCTCCAGATGATAATCCTTGTTCCTTTAACTCCAGGCCCTTAGAAATTGCTTGATCAATAGTCATGTCAGAAAGACCTTTAACTTCTCCGACATTATTTACAGAGTTTGGTCCTCCCTCTCCACCAGATATAGTTTCCATCAATGCTTTAATTTCTGGTGGTGCATCACCTGGAATTAATAAATCACCATCGGGACCAGGACCAGGACCAGGAGGATTGCTTTCATTAATAGTATCAGCAAGACCTTTTAATACTGTCTCAAAAGTTTCTAACATCTTTGCTAGGATACCACCACGACCCTCATCTTTCTTTTCTACTGGTGCTGGTACTTCTGCTTCTTTAGCACCAGTTCCAGCAGCACTCTTTGCAAATGATGGAGGCAATCCAAATACTGCAGCAACGGGTCTAATAAGAGATTGCAAATCATTATCTAATCCACCTGCCTGCCCACCTAATGCTCCAATGTATTTTGAAGTTGATGAAATGACTGCTCCGCCAACTGCTTTCATCGGTAGTTCCATTGCTCTAACCAAACTTTCATTCATAAATTGATTAGTGCTGCCACCCAAGTTAACGATACCAGTTCCCATAGGTGATGCCGCACTAACACCAGGAACTGGTTTAGATCCTATTTCAAATGATTGTCTTCTGGATTGATAAGGTTTTGGTCTAACCTTTCCATCCATTGCACTTGGTTGACCTTGAGTATAGTTGTTGTTAAGAGGAACAACCATCTCATCGCCATGTAACTTCGCTAAGTATCCGCTATCAGGACCAGAAAGTATAGCACCAGTCTCTGCTTCTGGTATATTTCCTGGCAAAGCTATATGTTCAAAACCAGTTGGTCTTGCTAGTTCATTCTCCTTTGTACTAAGATCATCAAATCCACTTACAGTTGCTGTATCAGTAACTTTGTCTAAAGATTTTTCGTGTTCTACATCTTCTGCTTTATCAATTGATACTTTTTGGAATTGAGTTTGCTTTGAAATTGCTGCAGCAATTTTATCTAACTTGTCTTCAAGAGTATCAGTTCTGGTTTTTAATTGTTCTGCTAATTGTAATTGTGATTCGGCAACAGCATTAATACTCTTTGATGATTGTGATGTTGTTTCATTGAGAGAAGAACTAATAGATTGCAAAGAACCTACTAAACTATTTAAAGATTCTAGTAGTTGTTCTTTACTAATTCTTTTTCCAGATCCTCTAGTTGCTTTTTGTACCTTACGAGCACTGCCTCCAGTTACAGGAGACATTGGTCGTGTCATTGGATCATCAATTTCTACGGCATAATCAAAATTTGCCTTAAATCTCTGTAGTTTTGTTGACTTCTTTTGTTTCTTAAATAGTTGCCAAAAATTTTGTCTTGGGTTTTTTAATAATTTTGCACGCTCGACGAGATTATTTAAATCTTCTTTCTTACTACCAATGTAATCTCCACCAAATTCATGCGCTAATGCTTTTTTAAAGAAGAAACCTTTTTCAATTCCTGCTTCTTCTAAAGATGTTTGATTTGCTTCTGCAATATCAGATGCATACTGTCTCTCTTCTTCTGCCATCTGTCTGGCAGCAAGTATCTTTGAGATAACAGATGCAATAGGATTTACGCTACCTCTAGTATCTACGTATCCTTCTGTTCCTGCAGCCATTATATCTTTCTCCTACTTCGATATTTATGCCGTAGCTAAACGCATTGCAGTAATATTCAATTGTTGTTCAATTGGAACATATTGAACTCCACCACTAGACCCATTAGCGACAGGCATTTGTGGTGCTGCATTTAAAATAATTGTACTAGATGCTTCTGTATCTGCTGGTGCTGCATATGCAATTTCTGTAGCTGTTCTAGAAGATGATCTAGATGGAGGAGCAATTTGAGAAACTTGTTTTACTTCACCTTTACTTGGCAGAGTATATTCTTTATTGCTTTCTAATCCAAAAGAAGCAGCATGATTATTTCTAACTGATTTGTATACAGATTCGCTTATTTCTTTAGTTGTTGTCTTATTGTTTACTGTTGTCCTCTCGTAATATTTTCCATTTACGTAAAAATATTCTGCTATTTGTAAAATTTTTCCATCTTGTTCCATTTCAATTTTTCCGTATCCCTTTGGTTTGCCTGCAGCTGTCGGTACATCATCAGCAGTTTGACCAGAAGCTTTAAGGTGTTCTTCTTTTGCTCTAGTATCAGCTAATGGACTAGCAATATTATTTCTTGCTTCCTTTACAAATCTAGTAGGATTTAATAACTTTCCATTTTTATACACCTCAAAATGTAAGTGTGTTTGCTCTGTACTACCATCAAAATATCTATATAATCTGCCAATTTGTTGTCCACCATAAACTGTATCACCAACTTTCAAATCTGGTCTGGGAATAACATGCAAATATCTAGTAATCAAACCACCACCATGATCTATTTCCATGTCTCCATATGGATATGCATCTGAAGCTTTTGATTTAATAATTTTTCCTGTTTTATAAGCAACAATCGGTGCTCTAGAATCTTTTTGTTTGTGCTCTACCATATCAACACCAGCATGAGATCGCTTTCCACCATCTCTAGAAGCACCAAAAACTTGACCAGATCCTGTTCCAGCTGCTCCTCCTGGAAGAGGATTAAAAGTTTCTCCACTAATAGGTCCAGTATAAGGATCAATTTCGGGTGTAGGACCCCCAGGTCCTCCTCGATTATTCAATGCTTCTTTGATTGCATCTAAAGGACTTCTAAGTAATGCAAGCATACGTTGTTGAAAAGAAGCACCCGTTGAATTTTTAAAAACACTTTTCTCTGCAGAACTTAATCCATCATATTCTCCCCCATCACCAGTTTCAGTTCTCGATACTAAATCTTCTACCTTTGATCCAACTCCAGAGAAAGATCCTCCAACATTTGTAGAAACCATTGAAGGATTAACACCAAATTTTTCTGCAAGTAAAGCAAGTTCTTTATTAAGTTCTGGAGAAACAGTAGATCCTGCACTCCCTAATGACTGAACAAATGACGCAGTTGATGTTAACAGAGATGCACCTATCGTACTTGGAATAGCATTCTGTAAATTGTTCATCTCATTTTTATTACCTACCCACTCCGTACCATGGAGCATTGCGGTTCCTGGTCTTACATCTTTAGATCCAATCTCATATTGATCTGGACCAACACCTAAAGCTTCACTAAAAAATGCTGCGAAATGTTCATCTTTTGGAGCAGGAAGATTTGGTTCAATATGCTTTGTATATGCAGCAATATCAATATCACGAAGAATATCAATGGCAGCGAACGCCCATCCAGCAACAGGTATTGCACTTCCAAATGATAAGAAACCACCCTTCACATCTCCCATTGCAATACGTGCAAGTCCTTCTCCCAATCCATAGGCAGTAGAAATTCCAGGAACTAATTTAGCAGCAACTTTAACTGTTAATTTTTCTGCTCCTTCTTTACCAAGTTTTTTTATAAGAGCATTTTGAATTGGTTTACTTCTCAACGCTCTCTCAAAAATACTTTGTCCTCCAGATGTCGATAGTTTTTTAGCTGCACCTTGAGTTCCTGCTGTTGCTCTCCTTGTTACACCAGGCAGAGCAATGTGCTCAAATCCTTTTGCAACCATAGGAGTTGCAGCTTTTGCAGCAAGTTTTTGTGCTGGTTTTTTGGTAAGAAGGCGAGCAGGATTACGAAGAAGCATTCCTCCAAGTCTAATTCTTGATCGTAATCCTTTTGGAAGAAGTTTATATAAACGTTTAAACAAAAATTTCCCTAGTTTCTTACCAAAATATTTAAGAAGTGTTTGTAATAATCCGTCACCATCTCCACGTGTATCTGCATATCCTTCCGTTCCTGCAGCGTCTCTCTTATTTTTTAGAGCACTTCTTCTTACTGCATCTTCTTGTTTGTCAGCAAGTTCTTTTGCTAGTGCATTCTGCTCCTCAATTGCACTCAAAATGCCATCAAATTTACTTTCTAATCTAGCATCTTCCAGTTCAATTTTTTCGTAGGTTGCAACAGAGACAGAAAGACTAGACCT